CCAGAACCTTTGGAGAATAAGTTTCATTCTGAAATCATTCAAGGTTATAATACAGCAATCAAAGATATTGTGGAGAACTTCTGATGACTTTTAATTCTGATATTCAAAAAACGGAAGCAGAAATCAAAGTGCTTCAAAAGAAACTTGAACTCCTCAAAGAGATTGAGACACATAAATCTCAACTACCAAGAATGACTTTTGATTATGGTGGAAAGTTTGAGATTGTTTCTTATAATAAAAAATCTTATTATCGTTTTGAGTTTCCTGATGAGGTTTATTGGTATAAGAGAACTAGTCACGAGACCTACTTGGATTTGAAGTTAGAACGGATTACTGATGGTGAAACTCATCGTCTTCTTGAAGGACTTTGGTTTAATGATGTGCGAAAAGGAAGATATACTTATGTGGGTGAAGAATGGTTGCCTGATGAGTTAGAATATGAAGAAGATGAGATGGGATATAATCAAGGATGGAATGATTGTTTGAACGAAATCAAGAGGAAACTAAATGACTAACCCAGAAATCATCGTAGAACGAAAAAAATACGGAAGTTCTGCTATGGATTATACTATGAGAGTTTATCAAAAACTTGATGAAGAAACCATAATGATTGATGGTGTGAAGTATCAAAAAGTAGAGGAACCAAAACCAAAGACACTTTATGAGATGTTCTGTAAGGAACACGGACAATTTATAAACAGAGATGTTATTTGTGAGATTGTTGAAAGATGGTTGCCTGATGAAGATGATGGTGATGATAGATATGCTTGTGGTTGGAATGATTGTGTTGAAAAGTTGAAGTTGAGGTTAAAATGACTGAACAACGACTAAATCATAAACTTGATGTAAGTAAAATCAAAACACTCAAAGATGTAAAGAATGTCTTTGAGTCTATGAGTTTGGTTACTAATGCGAGTGAAGACAACGAACAGTATGAACTCATCAAAGAATACTTCACCATTCCAAATGAACCACAAGAACTCAAACTTGAACTACCACGCAAGTCATTAGAAGAAATATCGCAGGAGTTTGATGAGAAGATTGATAAACAGATTGAGGATGTAGAGTATAAGTTCGCACAACTCAAATACTATCAAGAGTATCAGTTTAGTAAAAAGATTACAAGGATTATTGAGGATATTGAACACGCAAAAACTTATGGTAGTTTTCCAACTAGAATTACAATAGGTAATTTAGATTGTTCTAAACTTACTGCGACTGGTAGTAATATTACTTCCAGTTTTGTAATTAAAGAAGGTGGTAAAGAAGTTGGGTATTATACTTTTGGTTCGGGATATTTTAGATATTATAAAAGAGATAAACCGAATTTTATAGTGCGTTTTTGTATGAATAAACTTTTAGATTTTAGGTGGGTGGATGAGAAATGACCCACCCATCATATTGTTGCCCTAAATGCGGAGAACAGATAGGATATATTGGAAGGTTCTTTCAGTTTCTTCGTATTCCTTTACATCGGTGTGAGAAATGACTAATCCTCTCATAGAAAAATATAATGAACTCTACGGAAAGAAAGAAGACCCAAAACCAGATTATTATAAGGGTGAAAAGTCATACGCAGAAGAACTGGAAGAACTTCGGGATACTTCTACTATTCCTGTTAGTAAAATCAAATCTTATGACCTTGATGATTTGAAAACTTCTTTTCAACAAGTCGCAGAACAACTCCAAAATGATGAGGCACAGGTGGTAAGTATGAATATGGAATTTGGAGACCATATGAATAAAATAACCTTTGAGGTTTATGTCTATAAACCTTGAAGAACTCCAAAAATACTTGGATGATAATAACATCACTTTTGAAGAGTATATGAGAGCAAATATGATTACTGATGAAGAACGGAAATATATTGATAAGATATGGGTGGATGCGATTTATAAGAACTTGGGTGAGGACACTTGAAGAACTGGCACAGGAGCATCCCACAAGTGCTCCTTTTGGTCTATAATACTCTCATAAGCAACCAAACCGATGGACTACGAAACTCACATAGACATCCACCAGTATTTCCCTGGTGATAGATTTTATTACAAACTCAAAGTCACAGATGTAATGAATATGGATTACTACTATGATGGTAGTGCTCTAACTCTTGATAATGTTATGGAATGTATCCAACTTCACCTCAAACAACATCAGAACTGAAATGATTGACCTTTCACAACTGACTGAAGAACAACTCAACGAACTTGAACTTCAAATCCAAAAGCATAAGGAACAACAGAAGGTAAAGGATGCTTTGGAAAATCTAAAAGGTTATAAAGTAACTTTTTATATGAGGTTTGACCCTGAAAAGCATAAAGATAATGATATGCTTACAGATGATGGAGAACTTGACCCAAACATTTTTGCTGATTATCTGTGTGATAATCTTGTTACAGACCTGATTAGAAATTTTGAATTGTATGGTTATGAAGATGTGAGTTATCCTATTGTGGAGATAGCAACAGAAGAAGAAATTGAACACCAATTTTGAGGAAACTGAAATGACTGATACACAAAAACTCCAATTCCTTCTCACCAAACTTCAAGAAACTGCAGACAGTAAGCATTGTTATGATGAATGTGGTGATGATTATTCTCCTTCAGATGCTGGAAATTATGATGATGCTTTTGATGTAGGATGTGAGTATGGTGAAATCACATTTGCTCGTGATTTGCTTCAACAACTTAAACTTCAAACACAAATTGAACCTCATTTGAAATGACTGACTTCTCTCAAGAACGATTTGTTGATTTAGGACAAACACTCTATGTTGAGTGGTTAAAAACTTGTTCTAATATGCAAAGTGCTACTGAACAAGAACGACGAGAAATCTTTAAGTTTTGTGCTGAACTTTCATTTGAAGCAGCAGAAGAGTTTGTTAAAGTATTCCGTCATCAAGAGGACAACTGAAATGACTATCAAAACAACTGAACTTCTCAAACTCTTTTCCAAAGCAAAACAACTTGATTTAAGTGTTGAGGTTTGTGAGGACAAAGATGGTGATTATGTAATTCGTATCTATGAAATGTTCCGTCCAGAAAACTTTGATGAAAAGGTAGTCATCACTCAAAAAGGTGATAGTGATTGGGATAAGGGTGATTATAGTTTTGATTGTATGATGGATATTCTTGATGAACAGTTGGAAGAAAAACGACAAGAAGAAATCAAAGAACAAAAACGACAAGAACTTCTTGCTCGTTTGACTGATGAAGAAAAGGAATTGCTTGGAGTAAAATGACTGAACGAGTAAAATTCAAAACTATCACACGAGTGATTGACCCAAAGACACGCATTCATTATCTTGATGCTGTTGATGAGAATGGATACCACTGGACTGCCGAAATGTCACCACACGAAGAGAGATGGTTGTGTTATACTGATATTTGGAAAAAAGACCCTCAACAACCTTACGATCTATGACTTACAAGTGCCCTCGTTGTTCTACCAGAGTAAAAGACTGGTCTGGTGATGATCCTAAATGTGGATTTGATAAGAATGGAAACTTCCTTGAACATAACTGGAACTGTGCAACTCTCAATGCTCTCCGTGAGATGAATGGAGAAGAAACTTGGTGTGATAACAATTATGTGAAAGTTGTAAGTTGTTCTGATGTTGGATTTGGTATCCTGACTTGGTATAAACAACGTGGGCAAACTGATGACTTCCGTGATGGTTATTTTGATAGAGGAACTCTACGCTATGCACAAGAACTTTTGGGTGACGTAGAAGTTGATTATAGTGATTGGGATAATGTAAGTCTTGATTGGGAGGATGATAAAGAATGACCCTTGAAGAAATCCTAGAAGAATACGGACAGGAAGTATTAGATACTTACTATGAACTCTTCCCAGACAAAAGTATTTCAAAGTTTCCTGACCGTTTCTGTGGCTTTGTTGGTGAGTATGAAGATTTTGTGCTAGACTGTTATCATTCAACTGGTAGTGATGAACTGGAAACACTTGAAGACTTTATGAATGGTGTATTTCAGGAGTATTATTACTATTGCGAAAAAACAGCAACAGGATTTGTATTTTATAATGAAGACCGATGATTAAACATCCAGCAAATGATTGGGACTTTGATGATACAATTGAAGAAGCATTTCAGGAATGGTTCAACGACCTTTGTGGTGGTTTTTCACTTCGTAGTGAATGGTTCTATGGTGATGCGGAGGTAGAAGATGTGAAGACCCGTCAGGATTTGATGTATAAGTGGTTGCACTCTGCGTTCGTTGTGGGGTATAATATGGGAAGAATGGAAGGACTTGAAGTAGGACTGACGAACAATGACTGAAACCGACATCTCAAAAGTTCTCATAGAAGGAGACTACGCAACCATTATGGGTGTGAAGTATAAGAGAGTGGAAGAACCAAAGACACCAGTAGAAGAAGCATATAAAGAAGTTTTCGGCAAGTATCCTGAAACTGGTTCAGATGCAACTAAATTTGATATTCAATCCTGGAATATTTTTCGGTATGGTTGGAATGCAGCACAAGTAAAAGATGGGTGCCCTGAACCACCTGATGAACCAGAGTATTATGATGAAGTAGAGTGGGATGAGAAAGATAATCCAAACCTTCAAAAGATTATTGATAAAATGGTAGAGGAACGTAAAGCACAAAAACTCTACAATATCCTAAAAGATAGATGGTGTTTTTCCAAAGATGCTTGTGAAGAGATTGTAGAGGCAGTTGCTGAATGGTTGCCGAAAGAACAATCTGCTGCTGGTTCACAGAATGTAGATACTGAATTGCTTGTGGATGGTTTCAACGATTGTTTGCGTAAAATGAAGGAGATGTTGCGATGAACGATGATATGCCGTGGGTCAATCTCACACAACAAGAAGTTGATGAACTCCGCAACAAAAAGCACGAACTCACTGAATATGGCAAAGAGAAACTGAGGAAACTCATCTACGAACAGGATATGAAAAAAATGGAAGATGCAGCAAAGAACCTTGTTCTTCAAAATCTCACGCACGAAGAGATGTTAGAAGAAGCAGAACGTCGTGAAGCAGCAAACAGAGAACTTGCAAAGGAAGAATGGGAACGCAAAGAACGAAGTGATACTGTGCTGCGACGTTATAATGCTTTCTATAATGAAGAATGTTCTGGTCTTCCTCACGGCACACCAATCACACCAGAACATATGCAAGCAATGACACTTGAATGTATGATTGATGCACTCATTTGTGAGAATATGAATGTGGAGTATAATGTGATTGCGATTGATGATATCAAGGATTTGATTGCGGGATTGTATCAGCAAAGTGACGAGTTCCTGAAAAGAGTACAAGAATTCAAAGATAGTGCAGATGGAGTAGCATAATGAATATTACATTTAAGCAGCATATTCTCTTGTTAGCAGGACTTACTTTACTGTATGATGAGTCTGCAAAAGTGAATAATACACAAATGCAACATGAGATTTTAGAACTTTCTGATATTATTCAAGAGTATGCTGAAAGAAAGCAAAGGGCAGATGAAAGACGTGAGAAGAAAAATGAAACTCTGTAAAGATTGCAAGTATTATCGTAAAGATTGGTTCTCTCATCTTATGGGAATGGGACACCGACACGATACTTGCAAATCACCAAATACTTCACAAAATCTTGTAACTGGTAATGAGAACAGATTTTGTGATATGTTGAGATCAAATAGATGGCAAGATCTTGATTACTCCTGTGGTCCTGATGGTAAGTTCTGGGAAGCAAAATGACTAAACTAGTAAGGTGGGAAGAAAACCCAGACGAAATCGTGTTGGAAGAGGTGGAAATGTTTCATCTGGAAAGTATGAACGAACGCAGCCTGTGGGTGGGCATTTACACACAAGACAAAAAGATTTACCACTTGAATATTCATGCCGATGGTGATAAACTTCGTTATTATTGGAGCGATGAAACGCCGTGAGATTTGAAGAACCAACAAAATGGGAATACTTTCTTGATGGATTTCGTAATGTCCTGTATATTCTTGACTGTTATGATGACGGTGATGAATGGGGTTATGGTGAGTTCTGGGAGAGTTTGAGTATTGGTTGGATGCAGGAATACATCTATCCTTATGATGACCCCTACAATATAACTATCAGTCCAGAACGCAGGTTGCGATTGTCAGAAGAACCAGAAAGGATTATTGTATCCGCAGAAGCATATGATGAACTTGTGCGACGAATCAATGAACCACCAGATCCTGCTGTGGTGGAAAGAATTAAAAAACTTATGAACCGTAAAGCGCCGTGGGATAATGAATGAAAAATCTAAAATCTTCTATAATGTCTGGTGCTGTGCTTATCAACGCAGGGGATTGTATCGTGGCACACAACGAGAACAAAGAGAGCATGATACAATATTAATGTGCTTAAATATGAAAGATGTTAAGTTCTATCAATTTGATACCGAAAAACCTCATTATCTGAAATGAAAACCTTTAAGCAAACTTGTGATAAACCTTACGATCGTCACGATTATAAGTTAATTTGTGAAGATGGTAGGGAATTTATTTTTGACAACTATGAAGACATTCAAGTGTCTTGGTTCCAATGTAGTGGAAGATTTCTGAGTCACGTTGAAGTTTTGGATAAAGTTGTTGAGAAGCAAAAGAGTAAAGGGTTTAAGTGATGGTGTCAATTTTTAATTTATTTCATGATGAAAGAAAGTATGGGTGGGTCGTAGATAAACACTACGATTGGATTAATATGCTTTCAAAAATGCAAAAAAACAATCCACAAAGATTTAAAGAGTTTAAATACTCACAGGAAACAATCTATCATTACTTAGATAGAATCCAACAAGAACAAAACCTTTACGACTAATGAACTTTACACAAGAACAGTATAAACTGATCTTCAATGCTGTACGTAGATGGCAGATTGAAAAAACACTCCTGAATAGTCAAGAATATCAGAAGTGTAACGAGGTACTTGACGAACTCTTCAAATACGTTTATACTCAGAACGTAGAGCAACCAACCTAATGGCAACTAACGAAGAAGAATTTCCGTTTGATCAATTCCCCTGGAAACTGATTCACAAAGATGGAAAAGAAACACGTAAGTGTTACTTTCAAACGGAAGAGCATCGTAAAAAGCACATTGAACGCTACAATCTTAAAAAGAAAGACATTCAACTGAGTTATAAGTATGACTGAACGCACATTTGTCGATAAAAATGGAAATTCTTGGTCTTGGGAAGAAACTCCTGAAACCATTGAAGCACTGAAACAACTTCACGAAACTGTAAAACAAGTAAATGACCGAAAAGAAACTAATTGATGAGTGCTTTTACATTGAACAAAAAAAATATGGACTTTGGGACTCAACAGATCTTGATGGAAAGGGATTGGTCACATCTCTCACTGAGGAGCAATGTATTTCAGCAACCCGTTTTTATCTTAAAGGACGGCAGGAAGGTTTCTCTGAATCCAAAACTTATGAAGGTCAGGTAGGTGGAAAACTCTGATTATCCCTACCACGTATTAGATCCTACTACTCCTTGGTATGAATGGTTATGTTATTGTGAAATTTGCCATCAATTGGAAATTCAAGGACAACCGAATTGGAATCGTTTTATGAGATACAGAAACTATCTTAAAGAAGTTGGAGTGATCTAATGTGGAGAAAACTCAGAATATTACTCTGGCAAATAGTTTCTGATTGGGAACAACGCCTGTATCCTTATGAAAAAGAGGATGCGGGCGACTATTATTATACGGTTAAAAATGAAGAAACTGGTGAAAGTTATATGATTATCGAATGGATTAAATCTTTCGATGAGCGTATACAAAGACTACAAGATGAAATGTTGTGGGTTTTAAGTGAAATTCGTGAATTAAGAAAATGATTAATAAAATTATAAATTGGTTCTTCTCACCTTCACAAAAACCAATTGTTGAAGATATTGATGTTTATGAAAAACTCATTGACTTAGAAGAAAAGTATAATAATCTTCTCTACGATATGGTAAAACTTGAAGAAGAAAATATAGAAACTTCTAATGTTCTCTATGAAGTTATGAATTCTATTGAGGCAGTTGATCGTCGTATAGATATTCTTGCAGAACGTTGTAGGATTAACTTCGATGTATGAATTTGACGAATTTGAAAAAGCAATTGCTCACTTTGGTACAAGGGTTGATATTATCATTGCCCTTGAAATGGGAGGCAAAATTGATGCTAATTCTGCCTATAAGGAAATTAAAACAGAACTCAAAGAACTCAAACGAGCAAAAAAACAATACGGGAAGGACTTGTAGTAAATGTGGTGAAACTAAACCACTAAATGAAGAGTACTACCAATCAGTAAAACATTTCAAGCAAAAATTTAGTTTCTATTGTAATGAGTGCAACAAACCCAAACCAAGAGAATGATTCTCTCAAAATATCACAGAACGAAGATGGGTCTTTTACTATGGACTGGGACCCACAAGACCCAAAGTGGTCCTGGTTGAATGGGTTGACATCCAAAGAAGTTCAGGTTATTATGGATCAAGCAATCAAGGATTACATCAATGACCTCCGACTTTGATTATAAAAAGTATTCTCTTGGACAACTTGAAACTTGGGTAACAGATGCTTTGACAAGCGCAGAAGCATCTCCACAAGAAATCTATGATACTATCAAACGTGTTGTTGAAGAGGAATATTATCACTTCAAACATCATACTGAACGTTGTTATGAACTTTTGGCACTTCTGAATGGTAATGGTAATTCCATTCTTAAAGAAATGAAGGATGATTGTATGCCACCTTGGGGACATAGTGATATGGAAGCACTTCGATATACCGAAGAAGAATTGAATTCTATGTGCGATAAAGCGGCATCAGATGAAGAAAAGAATAAATGCCGTGAATATAATTTGCGTGAAGCAGAATACTACAACAAACGTGTAGAACTTGATGCTAAGCAAGATAAAGTAGTTAAGTGGCAACTTCCCATTGAGATTGATGGTGCGAGTGGAGAATATTATATCCAGTTTCCTGATGACTTGATGGAGGCAGCAAATATTAAAGAAAATGATATGGTAGAATGGGTAGATCAGGATGATGGTTCTTATCTTCTCAAAAAAGTTGAAAAGAGAACTGAAAAAGTTAGTCCCAATAATATGACTTGGGATCAAGCAATGGAAGGTGGTTGGTCTATGACTGATGATGGTTTTTGGATCAAAAAATGATCGAAACAATTCTTTGTGGTTATAATATATTCTGTCACGTAAAAAATATGATAGAATATCAAAACCATCAACCACCTGTGGTAAGATACTATGAACCAGGAAAATCTTGCTACGTTAATGGTGTTTTCTATACTAAATGTGAGGATCGATTAAATGGCACTAAGTGAATCTGTTGAAACTAGTTTGAAAGAAGCAGAGCAATCTTTGCGTAATGCACTAGCATATGCTGCTCGTCAAGAACGTCCGATGGTTTGTAGCGTTATTGCAGATATGATTTCTCGCATCGAAACACTGCAAACTACTGATTCTCTTCTTGATAAACTTGAAAATCGCAAACCAGGCGACTCTGGATTCTTTGGAACTATCTTTGGAAAAGATGACTGAACCTAACGAATTTGGTAAAGCACTACAAGAATGGTGGGATTCTGATTCATTCAAAGAGATGCAGAAGTCTCATCAAGAAAGTCTAGAAAGAGCAGTCGGAAAGTATTTTATGCTTTCTGAATCAGATAAGATTGATATGCTTCAAGCAATCTGCTATATTATGTGTAAGGCAGAGAGTGAAGGAACCAGTCATCGTGGTCTTCAAGATGCACTTGGAGTTTATCCTGCTGGTTTCTGGATAAGTGAACTAATGGATGTTCATAATGCTCTTTGGTCTTATTATCACGATAAAAAACAAGAGAAAGAATTACAAGATGATCTAGATTCACTAGATAATTTTATTAACTAATGTAAAGTGATCCCAAAGAAATCATTAAGTTTCTAGATAGTATGATATTGAAATGCTAACATTGGGACACAACGCAAGAAACTTATGACGCTAGCAAAAACTGGAACAGAAGTTCTTACAAAAGAAGAGTGGGATGAACTTGTTGCCCTCAAAGATGCAATTACTTATGCTCCACAAACAGTTTCTGCTGAAAAAATGGAGAAATTTACTGAATTAATGGTTCGCTCACTTGAAGGTAAATGCGATCCACCGCCACCAAAAAACTGGCGTGGAAACTCATTGAGTGAGTGACAAAATAAATATTATCATCACGATACAAAACAATGGACAACATCGATCAACATATTCGAAAGGATGAAGACCTTTTGAGTGATCCTTTGATTTCTCCACAATCTAGGAGACATACTGAGGAAGAATTAGAAGCACTAAAAGCATACAAAGAAAACCATCCAGATGATTCTCACGATCCTACACCATTAGAACTTTACTGTGATACTCATCCAGATGCTCCTGAATGTAGAGTTTACGAAGACTGAAAAATAAATAAATTTTAGTTACTCCTAATAAAAATGTCTAGATTTACTGATCTTTTCCAAGAACCAACTCCTACACCAGAACCAACCACAGAACCTGCGAAAGTAGAAGAGGTTGTGGAAGTTAAGACTGAAAAAGTAAACAAAGCACCTAAGAAAAAGTTCACAATGGATTGAGTGACACTTTAAAAACTGGCACACGGGGGTTCTCAGGGCACTGAGGACCTCTTATAATATGTGGGTAATCAACGAAACGCCTCATGGCAACCCGCTCTCGCATTGGTATCGAACTCTCTGATGGTTCGATTCTGTCTGCTTATTCTCACTGGGACGGTTATCCCGAATGGATGGGTCGCATTCTTCGCACTCACTATAACACCAAAGAGAAAGTCGCTGAACTCATTGATGGTGGAGATATGAGTTCTCCTTGGACTGAGGATCGTTTTAGTGTTGATCCCACACACGGTTGGAAAGTTCAAGAATATGGTCCTCAATACTATTCTCAGCGTGGTGATAATTGTCCTCCTCGCCTTGATGCAGATCTCTGTGAGTATCTTCTTCCCAATAATAATGAAGAATACGCATATGTCTTCCGTGCTGGTGAGTGGGTGTGCTACAATATGAATCAGTTTGATGATAGCAAACTCCCCGAAGTTGTTGAAATTCCCTCAGGAGCATTAGCAGTATGATTACTACAATTATGGCAGCATTTGCCTTCGGTTATTGTGTAACTGACCTTGCTTTGACTGTTTATTCTAAGGTGAAAAAATGAAATCTTCTACTGCTCTTGGTTTTGCTTTTGGTGTAATTGTCATTGCTGTTGCTGGACTATTCTTTGAAGCAGCATTGCTTGGATTGATTCTGTCTTGGTTTAATGTATCTTTGACCATTTGGCAAAATCTTGCTATTGTATTCCTTGCTAATCTTATTTTTAAAACTAACGTTTCTTCTAAATGAAAAACGGATTCACTCTTATTGAGTTGCTGATTGCTGTTGCGATTGCTGGTATTGGATGTGCTTTTTTGTTTAGTATTGCTACTGGCAACACTGCACTTCCAAACAAACAATCCTGCCTTGATGCTGGTGGAAAATGGTCTGAAGGCATTCAATATGGTCGTATTACTCAACTTTGTACTTATAACTGAGGTAAATTATGAAAAATCAAAACGGTTTTATTGATTCTGGTGTTGCTCTCGTAGCAGTTGGTGTTGCTGTGATTGGTGGACTTATCTTTATTGGTGGTCCACAATACAATGTATGGCAACAATCGCTCGCTGGTAAGGCAGAACTGCAAAAGGCAGAATATACTCGTCAGGTAGCAGTGTTGGAAGCACAAGCAAAGAAAGATTCTGCACAGCAACTTGCTGATGCTGAAATCATCCGTGCTACTGGTGTTGCCAAAGCAAACCAAATCATTGGTGATTCGCTGAAAGATAACCGTGAGTATCTCCAATATCTGTACATTACTGGACTGGAAGATGGTAGCAAGAATGGTAATGTGACCATCTATGTGCCCACGGAGAATGGTCTTCCTGTGCCAACTCTACAAATGAATAAGTGACACTTTAATAACTGGTACACGACCCGCCCACAAGGCGGGTTTTCTGCTATAATATTGAGGTAGTTGAGGAACTCTCCATGAATCTGACTGAGTTGATTGAAGAAATCCGTGAGATTGAAATCTATGGTTCTGATCCAGCAGACTGGATGGGTTATCTTGGTTCTGACGACTACTGGGTGCCAGATGAGGAACTGGCATACTAACCCTCTCAGGGGTGCCTAGGTGCCCCTATAATACTCTCATACGCAACCAACCGATGCCTACCCTCAACAAAGAGTTCAGCGCCTTCTGTGCCGAGCGTGATGCCAAGAACACCATTCAACTGAATGTTGTTAAGTGGACTTGGATGTTCTGTGATGCTCTGCGTGGCGGTGCTCCTGATGGTTATGACTACATCTTCGAGTCTGGTAAGAAGTATCACAAGGTCATTATGATTGATTCCAGTGGTGCTCGCTCTGTCCATTGCTTCATTGATAAGAAGACTGGTGAGGTTTACAAGTCTGCATCTTGGAAAGCACCTGCCAAAGGTGTTCGCTATGATCTTCGTATCATTGAGCAACGTGAATGGTTGTTTGAGAAAGCAGATTGGGCAGGTGGTTATTTGTACGCAAAATGATATACTTCCTGATTATTTCTGCTGGTGTTGCTTGGGTAGCACTAGCACTGTTTTCTCCTTGGTTCAATCATCTTGATGACATAGAAAAATGATCTCTTCTATTTTCTTCTGGTGGTTCATCGCTGCCATTGGCGCTGTGTTTGTTAATTATGCACTGATGCAATTCACTGATCATGATGACGACAACTGATAAATTGATCTTCATTTCTTCGTTCATTTGGTTTCTTCACTGGGGGCAATGTCTTACATCACTCTTTCTGGATATGGTTATTCTAAACTCCTCTGTAAGGATGTTACCACTTGGTTTCTGAATAAGTTTTTACCACGCCATAAGATTGAAGTAGAGATTCTGCACCGTGGATTGAAACGTGAGCAGGTTTATGGATACTGTGATTATGTGGGGGAATCTTATCGCCCTCGTGAGTTTCTGATTGAACTTCAAACCCACATGGATGAGGAGTTGTATATAAAAACTCTTTTGCATGAACTGGTCCACCTGAGGCAGTGGGTGGTTGGTTCACTGCGGATGCGACGTGGAAAAATGCATTATGGTAAAATAGCAGTCGAACTTTATGACTATTGGCATCAACCACACGAAATAGAGGCAAGAGAGCAAGAAGAAACCTTATATTATGAATACCTACGACGGCATTGGACCGTATCTGAGCATATTCTAAGTCAGATTCCATATGTGAAGTATGTGCCACCTACCAAAGTGGCACAGTTCTTCCCGAACCGCCTGATGGTGGCGCTATAATTACAAGGTAATCAAGGGAACCGCAATGGTCACCGACACTGCACAGGACGCTCAGATCCGCCGAACGATCATCAAATCGGTGAATGATATGGATCTTCGCCTTCTGCAACGAATTGCCTATGAAGTTCGTTGTGAAGAACTGGGCATTCGCCCTGATGGTTGGAAACTCTATCCTGAGAACTGATTCATGAAACTTGCTACTACCTCTGTCACCAAGATTGCTGATGCTCTCAAACCAGCAGTCATTGATTACATTTATGAAGATGAAGGATTCACTGAGTATATGCAGACTGCTGTGGTAGAGGGTATTCGCAATGCGATGGGAGATATGGATGAAGATTTACTTTTTGAACTGGGTATGCTAATCTTTGATCGGATCGAACTGAAATGATGAACGAGCAACAAAACAAAGTAATCAAATATGCCCTTGTTGCTGGCACTGTTCTTAATCTAGGAATGTGCCTGAATTTGTATCTTCAACTTGGTAGAATGCAATATCAAGTCTCACAGTTGGACAGTAATGTTGCATCTTCTATTCAAGCACTGAGTCGTTACATTTGGGAAATGAAAAATAATTCTGAAACTTATTCAGGAGAATTTCAATGATTGGATTGATCGCTGGTTTGACTTGTGGTATTGCTACATACTACGGTGTTGGCGATGGTTTCCATGGACAAACAACCGCGAATGGTGAACGGTTTGATGCTTATCGTTGGACTGCAGCTCATCCTTATCTTCCTATGGGCACAAAAATTAGGGTAACGAATCAAGACAATCTTAAACAGGTAATTGTAAGAGTCAATGATCGTGGTCCATATTCTCATGCAGACCTAGATCTATCTTATGCTGCATTTGCACATATTCAATCTCCCCGCAAGGGTAATGCCACTATTTGTTATCGTGTAATTGGATGAAAAAACTTCTTTTTGCTGCTGCACTTTTGTTCTCTGCACCAGTTTATGCACAACAGTCACCAACAAATTATCAACCATTTCGTTATGAAACGTCTTGTGCTTTGATGTATGAGGGTAATCCAATGACGGATTTGTGTGTGGTGATTGAAACCCGTGAAAAGGGTGGAGCACTTCGCACTCGTAATATCTTTTCAAATCGATTCAGTCTGACGATCAAAGGTCGATTTGATAAAGAGAAAGGTTATATGACCTGGGACAGTCATAATAAGTATGAATATAAATGGGACTATAAGATCGGTCAGGTTGGAGAACTTGGTAACTGGTCTGAGGTTATGCCTAGTTTTTATTTGCAAAACGTAAGTTGGGATTGAATAATGAAAATTACAGAAGCAACAGTTAATTTAAATGTACATGAGATGGGAGTGATTCTCTCTGCACTTCAAAATCTTGAACACGCAGATGAAAATCGTATTGCCAGAGAATATGGCAGTGTGCCAGCACTGTATAATAAACTTTATACGGTCTTCGAGCGAATGGACACTTCTGAAACTGGACTACGGTACGACGTGGTTCCCTCCTTCTGAGGTTATAATACAGAGGTAATCGGGACACACCCAATGCAAATGCCTCAACTAACCAGCAAGGATGGCAATATGGTGGTTGACTTCTATCCCATCAAGACCCCCTACGGTGATATTTCCGAAACTTGGGTTCTTCGTGCAGTCACCTTTGCCCCTCACGGTCAAGTGTCCAAGAAGTTTCTGAACAAAGTGGAGATGCTGCTGGATATTCGTGAGCGCATGGCATACGGTTACAATCAAACGGGTGATAACTCCAATCTTCCCCAACTTGGAAATCCGATGGCAGGTGCCTGCTGATGAAAACTTCTTATTGGTTTCTTGGTGTGATTGCCATTCTAATGTGGAATGGTGTTCTAATCAAACGTGATCAACAACTGTTCAAGGCATATGATAAACTATGTGCCGAACTTTCACAACCGCATCCTGATTGCCGCTACGCCAAATGAACGACGAAGACATTCAACAATTTATGAATGCATTTGATGATTTTATGAAGCATTCTGAGGTTGAGCAATTTAATCATGATGCCTGGGCAGTTGCCAGGCAATACACTGATCATTTTTATGAACAAAAAGCAGCAGAACTAGAAGTGACTGTTGATTATTACATTCAGGAGTTTGTATGAACACCGAAACTAAGATTCATTTTGCTCTCATGCAAATTGAGAATGTTTCGAATCTCATTGCAGGAAATGAATATGAACACTTCTTCGTTTCGCACTTAGTTCCAATTCAAATCGAACTCCAAAGGCAATTGACAAATCTCACTCATTCATCTAAAATTAAGGAGTAATTTAGAAATACCAATGAAATCACTTTACATTGTTGACTACTGGGTTCCGTTTCCTTCTTCCGAATATGGTGGTGTTGTATCACTGATTGCCGAGAACGATACGGAAGCATTTCAACTCCTTGCCGATGAGAATGGTTTTGATGATAGTTATCAGAATCTGATCATGCCCAATGTCGTCAAGGCACAGAAGTTCAAACTTGTGGATGATTATGAATCTGGTATCATTGATGCATTTACTACCTGATAAAGATAAACGTTATGGAAGAAAGACTCTATCGCATTGAAGAACTCTGTACAACTGGTTGGGAACTCGTTGATCCGAAGTATACTGATATGACAAAGGAAAGGACAAAAGAAGTGTTAGATCTTCTAATTGCAGATGGTTATAATCCAAATTCATTACGTGCAGTACCCAATCCACTCACATGATTGAGTTTCCTCATAAACCACCAGTAGGTTATTCTTATGAACAAGTTCCATTTAAACGTAATGTTGTTGCAATCTGGATTCATAATCATTACAGGTTTGTTTACAATAGCGGTGGGACTACTCGTAGCATCTGGGGATTCTACAATCTCAAAACCAAGTGCTTCCACTCTCCTGTCAACTCCAAAACAATCGGTGATCAAGTAAGTATCAGTCAAACGACACCATACTCTGCTATGATTCTTAAACGCACACCTCTTGAACTTGCTTATGTCTAAGTATAGTCCACGCCTGAATGATTATGTTTCATGGACCAAAGGTGTCGAAGGATGGGTGTATTTTGTTGATAAAGAGTATATCACCATCGAAACCAACGTCCGCCCCAAAGACATTCAAAACGTTCAGGCATGTTCTCTTCATAAGAATGATCGCCTATTAGTCTTATGTTATTCGAATCAATGGAGCGAATTAACTTATGTTGGACATCGTGTTGATCAGTATTCAACTACAATTATATGAAACAGAAGAGAACAGTATGGAGATGGTGGGCGAAAGCATTAGGAGAAAAGGCAAGTAAATGTGACAAAGAATCAGATCTCATTGCTATTATACGTACTGTTATATTCAGTACTTATCTCATTACTAATCTATTCATTATTGCAGGTGTAATTCGACATTGGAACAAAAATGAAATACCAGGTTGTATACTACAAATTGAAGAAGGACAACAAGAAAGCAAAACAAACGGCAATTTTCTATAACATTGAGGATGCTACATTATGGGAAGAACATATTCAGAAGAACGGTTTTCTGAACAGCGAAATTATACCTCTTTTTCAATGAAACCAATCTTTGTAGGTGCTTATTGTGTATTGTCTGCATTGTCTGCATATGCATTGACAGGACCAGTAACTGATAAACAGGCAGTGAATCGTACACTTAAAATGTGTAATGAGAAACCATTAGAGTGTAAGTTCAAGTATGATATTATTCGGTATAATGAGACAGGACAAGTACCTTATAAGGAAGAGAAACCAGTAGAGAAGAAAACGAAGTAAATGGTATTGATTTATACCATTTAACCTTAATTTAATTTAAAAAATATATTAAAAAACATATAGTTATTGTTTATACAGTTCTCAATAAGGTGTAATTAATTGAGAATCAATAAGGTTTTATTGTTGAGAATAGGGTGTTTAATACCTTGTTTTATGTGCTTATAATCTTATAAATGCTTCCTGGTATTATGATTATAAGACCTTATAAGACCTTATAAGACCTTATAAAGGGTGTCAGGTCTTGTGGACTTAGCGAGCGTATCATAAGGAGCGCAGTTTGTCAAGTCCGCCGCCCGCGAAAATTTTCCGAGACCCCACACAAGACTCATAAGCACTTGACATTCTTATAAGTTCGTGATAGAATCTAGACGAGATTATGTGTCGAGAAGAACATAATTCTCGACGAGACCGCATATATATTGGTATGAATCTCGACGAGACACTATATTGAATCTCGTCGAGTTTTATGGTATAATACGAAAGCGTTCACAAATCTCGACGAGCTTATGTACGACGACTACGATCTCGACTACACATACACAGGCAACGATTACGCGGATCTCGACGAGTATTATACACAGGATCTCGACGAGGATTATGCACGTGACGGGCAGGATTATCAAGATCTTGCGTATCGCCATTATGCATGATATAATCTCGACACACTACACATAACTATCATGCCTACACAAAAGCGCATAGTTACGGTTACATTAGACATAGAGTGTTATGATGATCTAGATGTGGAGGATATTAATTGGCGAGAGTTATTGCAACTCGAACCTGGTGAGGATGTCAAGTCTAGGGTAAAAGAATTCGATCCATCCTGGTAGTGTGCCAGTTTAAATATTGCCACAGGACCTCTTATTCTCAATAAGGGGTTTCTTATTGAGAATGAATATTTTATGGTAGGAGGAGTGGCGATGTATTGTCGTCAGCAGGGATACCTCTCCCCTCATTAGATTTCTTATAAGATAGCACGGCACCGGTGCCCAGATCAAGGGGTCTTATGCCAGTTCTTCTAGTGGCACAAGAGGGGTTGTGATCTGCCACGTGGCGGGTTATGTTGGTTTCGTTCCTGAGATTTCCGATGATTTTTCTCACTTCCACCAATCACGGTTGTGTGTATACTTTGAGTCAGGAAGATGGCGATGAGTTGTATTATGCTCCGATCTATGCAAATGGTAATATTAACCTCGAAGAATTCGCTCCCGTTGATATGAACGAAGTCGATATGGATGATATGGAGATTTATGATATCATGCGTCGTCTTAAAGTTATGAATGAGGTGTGACGGTTTAGCAAGTGGCACAAGATCGGTTGAAATCCGATCTTCCCCCTGATAAATTACATTCGTTCCTGAGAGACAAACCATGTTTGATGAACTCTGGCAAGAGATTCAAGACATGCCAGGTGAGATTTTCGACCTGGACATTCCCGAACTTCGTGAAGGTGAGAAGTTCGATGTCAATGAGTACCTGAACGCAAATTACGATTACTGATGTTGTTTCAAGTCACCGCAATCGAGTTTGATTTTGATGAGGATGATGACTTTCCCGAGCATCAATTCTCTAACATTACCGATGAAACGATTGGTATGATTTGGGAAGCAGATGATGAAGATGATCTAGTTGAAGAGATCACATGTGCCACAGGTTGGTGCATCAAATCCATTGATTATCGTCACGTTCTGAAATGACAATCAACCGCGAAGAACTCATCGCTGATTATGCTCAGCAGATCCTAGATGGAATGGACATGAAAACAATGGAGTGTTTCGTTTATGATACTTTGAGGGACAATCTTTCGTCCTATTCTGATGAAGAATTGATCGCTGAGGTTACAGAATACAATCCCGAACTGCTGGAGGATGTGACAGTCTAAGAAGTGGCACAAGGGGGGTTGCAATGCCCCCCGATCTGGTCCATACTACCTTTGTCAACGCGATTCAACCCATGCGTAAGATCGAACGTGAAATGAACGCCGCCATTCTGAACAATCAGAACTGGCAAAAAGACAACACTTCTGTTCAATTCGATTCTGAAACTAACGAGTCGAAAGTGTTTCTTTACGGCAACCACATTGCCACCATTGGTGATGATTTCGTGCAGATCTTTGATGGTGGGCATCAGTCCAACACCACCAAATCCCGCCTGAATGCGATTCTTCAAGAGCATGGAATCAAGGGCGAATGTGTATTCCAACGCAACTGGAATTGGTTCGTTCATAAGTTCGTTGGACAGGCAGGAACTTCACCTGTTTACAATGAGTATGAATTCAAAGATGGGTTCATGTTCGCCTGACGAACTGGCACATCGGGTGCCCCACACGGCACCCTCACCCCCTATACTAACTTCAGTTCAATCAAACCAATGGAAACCTTCCTCGAGACTTCCTTCCAGAACGTTCGTTCTTCCAAGCGTACTGATGAGTTTCATAAAGTTCTTCTAGATGAAGTTCTGAATGCTAATCCTGCGTGGGCAGAGTATGATTGGCAGTATGAATACCAACTGCCCGTTGACGGTTTTGGAGGTACTTTTGACATTGACATTGCTGGGTTTCGTGATGGTCAACTTAAAGTTGCGATTCTTGGCAAAGCACTCAACAGCAACATCAACAAAAACATCAAAAACTACGCTAACACTAGTGTAGGTGAGGCAGCACGATTGATGTATGCTCCTGACATTCTGCTCGAGAAAGTGTTGTTCGTGAGTGTTCTTCCCCGTGTGGCACCACGTTTCAACAAAGCAGGCGAAGTTCAGGGTTACGATGATGTCGTAAGTGCCAAAGAGCGTACCAAGATTAACACCGTGCTGCACTTTCAATACGGTGGTAAAGTGGAAGCAATCGACCTGTTCTTTGACATTGAAGGTGTCAAGACTCTGCAAGAGTTTCACACCGTTAGCATCACAAACCTGGATACTCTGACTCTGGTGTGACAGTAGGATAGGTGGCACAAGACCTCTTGTGCTGCCTCCCTGTTCGTGCCATACTACGTTCATCAGCAATCAACCCGACCGATGAAACTCTACATCCTGAAAGAAGTCCTCTACGACTACACTGACGGAATGGCAGTTATCGCTGCTGAATCTATGCCTCAGTGTGAACAGATCTTTATGGAAGAGTTTGGGTATTTTACTGACTGCAATGGTGAACGTGTGAAAGATGAAAAGGTGCAAAAAGAGTTCAACAATGCTAAGGTTACTATCATCGAAAGCGTAGGACTTGACGAGGCAGGTATTGTAGAGTATGTGTACGGTGGGGGGTGACACCCCGACAAGTGGCACACACCCCCTTGTGCTGCCCCTTGATTCGTGCCATACTGATTCCATCAACACAAGACCGATGCAAAACAAGCACCAAGAGCACCCCGAAGATACCATCCTGACAGGTGATCTGTCCGTGCTGGATTGGTTCACTGCTGCTGGACATCTGAGCGTTAAGATGGACGGTTCTCCTGCAATCGTGTGGGGAATTGATCCTGCAACTGGTACATTCTTCGTTGGTACAAAAGCAGTATTCAACAAAAAGAAGATTCGTATTGCACACTCTCACGATGAGATTGACCAGCATTATGAAGGCGACGTTGCAGTCATTCTTCATTCGTGCTTTGATCATCTGCCCCGTGTGAATGACATCATTCAGGGTGATTTTATCGGGTTTGGTGGTGACACTGAGTACAATCCTAACCTGATTACGTATCAGTTCCCTGAGGTAGTTTCCCAAGAAATTATCATCGCACCTCACACCCGTTATGAGGCAAACGATGACCTTCGTGATAGTTGGGCAATCCCTCTCACTGTGAACCTGGAATCTACCGATTCTGTTCTATTCGTGAAACCCGATGCCTGGATTGCACACGGACAGACTTCGTTCGCTGATGTCAAGGAAGTGTGTAAGTTTGCCCGCCAAATGGCAACCACCTGCCAGTTCGTGACTGATAAGGAAGCGGCAAAGATCAAGCAACAGATTAACGCTTGCATCCGTGCTGGTGAAGAGATCAACCCCGAAGATTTTGATTGTGACACTAATCTGATGCGCTTGTGGGCATTGGTAAAGTCAATCAAAGACGATTGTTTGTTCCTCTGCCGTAACAACGGACCCGCTGCTTATCTGGGTTCTCCCTATAAAGGTTATGAGAGAATTGATGCCGAAGGTTATGTGTTGACCAATGAGTTTGGTATGTTCAAACTTATCAACCGTGAGGTATTCTCTCACGCTAACTTTAACTTCGGTCGGTTTCAGGTAGCATAAGATAGGGGGCACAATCGCCCCCTTTTTTTATACTTTTATTTTTTATTATTTTATGGCAGGGGGCGTGGCGACCGTTTTCGTCATCAGGGCTACCCCGCCCCTCCTTCGCTTGTGACCTTAGTATAGGGCACCAGGCACCCCATACAACCCACCTTGTGCCACCTTCTGAACTGGCACTCTGCCCCTGACTCTACCCCCACTCTGCCCCTATACTGATCTCAGTTCAAACGACAGCGATGCGCTTTGAAGTCCGTTACCAGACCCCCTACAATGCCTGCGAGTGGCGCTCACAGTGGTTCCCCACCCTGGCAGAGGCAGAGCGTATGGTAGAGTTCTACCGCTCCTGTGGGTCACCCTCCCACGTCGCACCGTCCTCCCTGGCACAACTGGAACGATGATCACCGTAGCGTTCTTCCTGATCGGTTATACTATGGGAGCAGGGCACGTCCTGATCCTGCAACGTATCCTCCGCCGCCGATGATCAACGCTCTGACCCGCTCACGATCCCCTGAGTTTCACCGCGCTACGATGCTCCGCCTGACGATCGCTGCTCTGCTGCTCTGGGGGTTCTGGGGTCCACTCTACCCCGTGCGTAGTGTGACAGCGGACCTACTGGACACTACCGCCGACTTCCTGCGCCGCTGACCCCTTATACTGATCTCAGTTCACAAGCGAACCCGATGACCCGCACCAACGTTCTTCCCATGGACCTCTGCACCGTCACCCTGACTGAGGCACAGTGGAGCACCATCCGCACCGCCGTTCTCTGCCTGGCAGTCGACTGCCGTGTCGCTGGTAAGGGCACCGACGCAGACTACTACCTGAATGCATACAACCTCCTGCGGGATGCGATGGGGATGGACGCCTGAGGCACTGGCACACGGGGGGTGGAACCCCCCTACCCTCACCCCTTATACTGATCTCAGTTCAAACGAACCACCAATGGCAACCGCAACCTACCAGACCAACCTCACCGATCGCACCTACAACGGTTGGACTAACTACGAAACCTGGAATGTTGTGCTCTGGATTGAGAATGATGAGAGCATCTACAACTTCATTCAAGAGAATGAGATCTGCTGCTATGAGGAACTGCTGGACGCATTCTATGAGTTTGGCACAACAGAAACCCCTGATGGTGTAAAGTGGAACGACCCTAAGATCAACCGCGCTGAGATCAACGGCGACGTGTTCGACTTCTAAACTGGCACACGGGGGGCACCAACCCCCCATCCTGACCCTCTATACTGACCTCAGTTCACAGACCGACCATGACTTCTACCCTTGCCCTCTCCCTGCTCCGTCGCGGTGCCAATGGCGCTCAGATCCTGGAGATCCTGGACTCTATCACCAACGACGTAGAGCAGGCAGGGATCGACGACTGCGCCGCCCATTATGCTGCCATCAGTGCCCAACCTACTCTGAGCGAAGTCCAGTTCTGATAGCGGCACAACGGAGGGGGATGACCCTTCCCTTTTGCCCCTATACTGATCTCAGTTCAAACGACACCAATGACCCGCACCCTGCAAGACGACCTCTACGATCTGGCAAACGCAATCGCCGCTGAGATGTATGGTTGCGACCTGGACCGCCTGGACCCTGAGGAACTGGAATGGTATGGTTCCCAACTGACCGAAGACAACCTGGAAGAACTGGCAAACGACCTTGCCGCTGCCGCCTGGCAGTCCTACTGATCTGCTACAATACTCTCAGTTCAGACGATCCCATGTTCATCACCAACGCCACCGCTGATAAGGACCCCGCCTGCCAGGCAGCGATGGCAGCATACGCTCAGCGCCTGCAACGGGAGGAGGAGCGCCGCCAGCAGATCCTGGCAGGCACCTACATCCCCTGCCCTGTCCAATCCGACAACTGGTACATCAGCGACCGCGACTGATCCCACCGACCGACTAGGATACTTTCAGTTCAAACGACAGACCAATGACCAAGACCGACAACCTCCGCTCCCTGATCGCTCACACCCTGACTGAGATCGACCGCGAGTTCCACGGTTGGACCTTTACCGCTGATGACTTCGCTGGTGAGTCGATCCACGACCTGCGGGAATTCTGCTACCGCCACCACTCCCCCATCGTTCGGGCACTACCCACGACGGTGATGATCTGAGGACGGTTGGGGAACTGGTCAGAACCCCTTGACCAGGACCCCTTCTACCCCATACAATACTCTCAGTTCACAAGCGAACCCGATGACTAACCTCTCCACCCTTGCTGCTGCTCCTAGCATGGACCTGCTGCTCGCTGAGATTCAAGGGCAAGTTAAGGTCACCCGCCTGCCCCGTCGCGGTCCCCGTAAGGGCGAAGCGATTGCCGACCGCGTTGGCGGTGCTAGCACCCGTTGGCGCAACTCTACTGGTGGCAACGGTCGCCTTAAGGCAGGGCAACTCCGCGCGGATGAGATCGCCCTCAAGTCCGCACTCCGCTGACAGACCTGCTACAATACTCTCAGTTCACACGACACCTGACCGATGACCTTCCCTCAGATCCTCTGGAATGCCACCAACCCTGAGAATGGCACCATCCGCTGGAGCACCGCTTGCCAGGCAGCAAAGGAGCATGGACTGTGGGACGACTTCCGCACCGACTACGGGACCGTCCCCTTCCGCGTCGACACTGGCGAATTCCTGGTGTGGTTGGGGTATTGACCCCTGCCCCTGACCTGCTACAATACTCTCAGTTCACAACCCCAGACCAATGACCGAAGCATACGCGATCTTCACCACTGGCACCGACTACTACGATCGCCCCGAACTGTTCGGACTCTACGCTTCCGTTGATAAGGCAGAGGCAGAGGCAGCAGTCCTACGCGAGCGCCTGGAGGATCCCGACTGTGCCGAATTCGAAGGGCAGCGCCTCTATGATCAGGTGACCGTGACCTACGTTCCCATCCGCTGAGATCCTATGGGGGGTTGACCGATCGACCCCCTACCCTCTACAATACTCTCAGTTCACACCTCCGAACCGATGGCACTCTACAACATCGCAACCGACCTCCAGACCCGCCAGACCGTATGGGTCATGACCAACGTAGAAGGCGGTCGCCCTCAGTTAAACTCTCACCGTGAGGGTAACGCTGGGCGCTCGCTTGCTGCCTCTGGTATTGACGGTCTGCCCGCTTGGGAACTGGCAGCGATGCACCATGCCTACCGTGGACGGGGTTGACCCCCCATCCTAGCACACGGCGGGGCGCTTATGGGTTGGTGCGTGGCAGTCGCAGTGCCCCCGCCGCCCGCCCCGTGCGGTCGCGGCGCGTGATGGGGGGTTGTTATAAAAACGCACCACTACCCTAGGCTATAAAGTGTTACGGAAGCGATCTAAATATCAGACTCAATAAACATTCAAAATCAAAAAATTTTTCGCCAATAAAAAGTTCTCATAAGGTTGATATATAAAAAAATAAAAAAATATCAAACGAATGAGAAAAAAATCCGGAGAAGAAAAACGCCCCGTAGAGGTTGATCCAATTACTGGTGAGTATTCGATTAAACTGCCAGAGTGGATGGTTAACGAACTTTCGTGGTATGAAGATACTGAGATTACGTTTACCTTAGAGGGTAGTGAACTTATACTTTCAGAATCAGAATGAAAAAATATGATATCTATGTAAAAGATAGGTGTATCTTTCATTCAGTAACTGAAAGTGAATTCAAAACGACTTGGAATACTTTGAACATTATGGTTGGAATTATGAAGACTGAATATTGTTCAGAGGACCTCCATTATCAAGAAGTGGTTGATTGACAACCGCTACATAATACTGTATGATATGATTGAAAATTAATCAAGTTATGACAAAAGGATTTACTGTAAAGGCAAAGAGTCCAGTAGTCGCAAAAGAACCTGAATGGGACTACGATAAGGCAAGGGAAATGGTACGTGGAAAGACAATTGTATTTTGTCTTCCTGGACGTGGTGTTTCCTATACATATCTGAAAAACTTTGTTCAACTTTGTTTTGATCTTGTACAAGCAGGTGCAAGTATTCAGATTTCACAAGATTATAGTTCAATGGTGAACTTTGCACGTTGTAAGTGTCTGGGTGCAAATGTTCTGCGTGGTCCTGATCAGAAACCATGGGATGGTAAGTTGCAATATGATTGGCAACTGTGGATTGATAGTGATATCGTCTTTAACAGTGAAAAGTTCTGGCAACTTGTTCTAATGGAAAAGGATATTGCTGCTGGTTGGTATTGTACCGAAGATGGTATGACCACCTCAGTTGCACACTGGTTGGACGAAGATGATTTCAGAGGTAATGGTGGTGTCATGAATCACGAAACTCTGGAAAGCATTCAGAAGCGTCGTAAACCATTTACTGTTGATTACACTGGATTTGGTTGGGTTCTGATTAAGAACGGTGTATTCGAACACGAAGATATGAAGTATCCTTGGTTTGCACCGAAGATGCAAGTCTTTGAATCTGGTGAAGTTCAGGACATGTGTGGAGAGGATGTATCCTTCTGTTTGGATGCAAAAGAAGCAGGATTTGAAATCTGGTGTGATCCTCGCATTCGCGTCGGTCACGAAAAGTCAAGAATCATCTAAAATGGCACAAGAGCGGTATAATATTCTCTGTAAGGGACGGAAAATATACCAAAACCTTACAGAGGAAGAATACTTCGATACTATGGAGGATCTGTCCCAACAGTTTTATGAGACAGGTTCTCCAAACCCAAGCGAACTTGAAACTGAAATTTATTTGGAGAATTAAACAATGGCA